CGATGACCTTGTTGACGACCTCTTGAGTCAGCTTGTCAGTGCCTTTGGTGAGGTCTTTCCAGCTGCCGAACTCTTCAACCTCCAGGCGCAGCATGTTCTTGTAGATCTTGTGCTTGCGATAGCGGCTGATGCGATAGACGCCGCCACCGGACTCGTCGATCAGCTCGACAATGACCTCAGCGCCCTTCTTGGCGACATTGTTCACAACGGAGTCGCCGGATTCGCCTCGCGCTGTCTCGCCGTATAGCGCCCAGCAAAGTGCTTCGGCAATGGTGGACTTGCCTGCGCCGTTAGACGACTGGCTGCTGTCATCCTCGTTGTTGCCCTGGATCAGAATCAGACCCTTGTCATCGAGCGGCAGGGATTCGATTTCACCAACCGCCATGAAGTTGCGGATAGTCAGGCTTTTGAATTTCACAGGGTTACTCCTTCCACTTCGTCCATGATCGCTGCGCACATAACTTCAAGAGGCTCGCCAAGAGTGCTATTCGCCTTGATCCAGTCGCTAATCGATTGACGAGTGCTTGTGGCGGATGCAGTCGATGTGCGCGACGATGCGGCGCTTTTTGGGGTTGGAATTGCCTGAACGACGCACCCCTTCGCGCCAAGAGCGACGATGTGGTCGCGAATCAGGGAGACTTGTTCATCAGTAGCGGCACCCAGGCGAACACGCACAAAGTTGCCGGACACGCGCTCGATGGCTTCGTCGTCATCCCAGCGATGATCGAAATCGACGAACTTGGGCGCTTTCGATTCATAGAACTGGACGTGACGGTCATTGACGATCAGATGGCCAGCCAGGGTGCCCACGTCGCTCCAGGTCTGATGTGTCGAAGCGCCTACGCTGTACACGCTGCCTGGAAAGCTCTTGTGAGCGTGATAGTGACCGCAGAACACATGCTTGAAGCCATGCTTTGCAAGTTCCGCTGCGTAGAAGCCATGATCCGGAATGCCTGCAATTACGCTGTTGAGCGGAGCATGCAGAATCAGTGCGTACTCACTGATCGGGTTGCCGTCACAGGCTTCTACAACCTTGTCGATTTCCTCGCGAACTCGATCCATGCTGTCGTACCAGGGAATCATGGCAACCTGGTCATCGATAAACAGGGAGGTTTTCGAAACCACTGTCACACCAGGCACAGAGCGTAGCGCCTCGCATGCGCTGGACAGCGCCTCAGAGTCGCGACTTTCGAGGTCGTGATTGCCGGTAAGGATGCGAGTCTCGATGCCGTGATCCTGATGAATGCGAGTGAACAGATCGATCGCCGGATTCAGTACGGTTGGGCTTACAGAGCCGCGAACGTGAAACAGATCGCCCGCGATGTACAGGTGCTTGCCGCCAGCCTTTGCAACATTGATGGCTGCAGCTTCGATCTCTTGAAGGATGTCATTCAGACGGCTGTTGATGCCGCCAGTGAGCGTCTGTGAGAAGGCGCTCCAGTTGTGAAGATGGGTATCTGAACAAACGCCATAGGGCATGCTCATGGTTAAGCTCTCCTGTTTAATGCAGCGCTAGTTTAACTCAGCGCTTAGTTAGTTCAATAGCGGGAAGAAGGGTGCCGCTAAACACCCTCTATCACTCTCTGCAGGTAGATCACGGTGAACAGCTTCGCCCTGGCAAGGAAATTCGTGCCGTACATATTGCGAACCAGTCTACTCAGCTCTGCCACCGGGTCATCGACAGTCTTGGCGAGAATCAGATGGTTCATGTGAGCGTGCTGATCCAGCATTTCACTCTTATCGCCGCACACGACCGACTCGACGACAGCCTCCCCTATCTTGTTGCACTTGCCGTCAAGCAAACCAATGCGCTGGCCGGGTGTGACGCGGAAATTCCAGGCACCGCCAAGACGGAAGGTGTTGAAAAGACCTTCAGTGCCGGCGAGGCTCTTGAAGGGAATGACCGGCTGATAGTCGGTACAGGCATGCGTGTCGAGACTGGAGATTGGGCAGCTTTTGGATATCCCGCAGCTCTCGCACAAGCCTCGCTTCATGCTGTATGTGCCGTTTGAGTGTTTCAGGTATCGAAGGTTGGGATTGATCATGGCAGCTCCAGAACAAGAAAGCGGGCACAATGCCCGCCTTCTTGTTGTAGCTTTCCAGGAGGCTACATCGCTCCCAAGCCTTGCGCCGACTAAGCGTTGGAACTCTTCTTGATAGACAGCTTGGCTGTGCGTTTCTCAGCCTGGCTGTTGAAGAGCGACAGGAACGCAGAGGCTGCGCCCATGAACGGACTTTTGACAGCCAGCACGAGAAAGTACCAGGCCAAGCATCCTGCGAAGATGTGACTGAAGCCGAGCTGCTGCAGTTCGAGCGGCAGCGTCGTAAACAGACTGCCAAGACCCAGGTATGTCCAAGCCAACCAGAGCGGAATAGCAATCACAAACGGAGCAGCGACGATCGAGAAGGCTATGACAGCCAGAGCCAACGCAACGCACACGACAATGGCTGCAACGGTTGCGATTGTCTTCAGCTTGTCTTTCATGCTTCTGCTCCTACAGGTTCAGTTGGGATATCGGATTCAGCAACGTCTTCGGGAAGATCCTCGCTTGTGTCTTCAACGAGTGCCATCAGCTTCTTCATAGCGTCCGGGTCAGTGCGAAGGTGTGTTACGAGCGCAGCCTCGAAATACTTCTTACCCTCCCACTCGATACGCTTGCCTTCGCGAACCAGGAAGCCTTTGCGCAGCGCAAAATCAACGGTTGAGCCAACGACATCGACTGTCGCTCCACCGCCCTCTTTGAACAGCACACGCCACTTCGCCTTCTGGAATGGACGTGCGCACTTGTTCTTGACCAGGTTGGCAGTGATTTCCTGGCCGCTGATTTCTTTCTCGTCGCCAGTCTTGCCGTTGGTGATCATCTTGCGACCCAGGCTGATGCGGATCGAAGCGTAGAACTCAGCAGCCTGCCCGCCTGGGGTGCAGTTATGAACGATCACGCCATTGTCGCGACTGCCCACCATGTAGTTGTGGTGATCAGCTACGGTAATGTCGTAGCGGGTGCGGTTGCGACTAGCAGCCTTCTCACCCAGCGGACGAATCTCGGTAATCTCAACCTCTTCCGGCCTGGTCGTCTCTTCGCAGGTCAGATCGAAATCGACGTAGCGACCGCGCAAATCCTCTGGCAGCTTGTGCTCCATGCAGGGCGGTACGAACTCGCAGATCAGCTCAGCCAGCTTGCGAGACGACTCGACGGTAAAGTCGAAGCGACCTTCTCCGCGACGGACGCCGAAGTCAAAACCCAGGTCGAACAGGCGGTCAGCGATTCGCGTTAGGTCAGGAGAGCGAGCGAATCGCTTGACCGACAGGCTGTATCGCTTATGACCATCGTCATAAGAGGCGTCATCCATCACCCACAGAGCAAGACCCATTGGACTCAAAGTCTCAAGCGCTTGGAGCGGGCAGCGGTTATCACGAAGCTCGTCGGCGATCAGCTTGAGGTCTTCATCAGCTCGCTTGGTAGTCCAGAACTCGTACTCCTTGCCCTTGAGTTTCATCGAGCCTTTGGACATATCGAAGAACGGAGCCAGCTTAGCTACCTTCCAACGCATGTATTCCGGGTCATTGTCGTCCTGGATACGCAAGGAAACGCCATTTCGATTATCGCTGCCACGCAGAACATGAGCATCGCCCGACATGGCTGCGCGAAGGAACTGCTCAAGCGTACCGTTGAGACGGCTTACGCGACGAGTGATCAGCTTATCGCCCACGCTCAGCTCAGCAGCAGCGACCCACTTGCCGTCTGCCGTCAGCAGCTTATGGTCGGGAGTAGCGGTCAAGCCAACTCGACCATTGCGAGTGTGAATGCCGGTCGCTTCGATATGAATCCAGTCCGCTACGTCAGCGATTTCGCCGTTGTCGTGCCAGCCAATGATCGGCTTCGCTTCAAACTGACCAGTTGCCTCGTTAAGCGCCCACACCTCTTTGTCGATTTTGTTCTCGACAATCTCCTGCATGGTTGCGTAAGTGCCGTCAACGAACGGGACTTTCACATTGCCATGCAAGCAAGTCGGGTCACCGAACATCACACCGGGCTTCATGCGAATCTGATTCAGCAGCAGAACCGTCATGTTGTAGTCCTCAGCGAACTGCGCCAGGATCGGATAGCTCTGAGAGGTGGCGGTCGCAAGCGCGAGCTTGTCGCGCATGTTGTAGTCACCAGCTTCGCGACGATTGCCTTTCTCGTCGTACAGCTTGTCGTGCGGGATCATCGAGGCTACAGAGTCGAACACCCACACCAGCGGAGCATCATCAGGAATCAGCTTCATGTTGCGCACCTTCTCGCAGAAGGTTACAGCTGTCTGAATGGACTCTTCGAATGTCTGCGGACGCTTGTAGACGAACAGGCCGGTATTGGTGTCAACCTCCATACCCAGGCTTGCTGCCAGCTTCGGATCGAACGAGCGTTCGTGGTCACTGAAGCCTGCGATGCCGCCAGCTTCTTGTGCGGCTTTCATGATCATTGTGGCAATGAAAGTTTTGCCGCTGGACGCTGGACCAAAAATCTCGATTACACGACCGCCTGGCACGCCCTTGTCATATGAGCCGGACAGTGCTTTGTTCAGCTCGGGGATGCCGGTGTCGAGCCAATTCTTAATGCCCACTTGAGCTGCGCTCTCACCGATAGCACCTTCAAGTGCCAACGCCAATGCGCTTTTTCCTGCTGCTTTAGCCATCTTCATTCTCTCTGGTTATTTGGTGATGAACGGATCGAAGCAGTCTCGCCATTCGCCAATCCTGCTCGTAATGCTCAAGAAAGCCATCGACGCGCACAGGTCGACGAAACCCTCTTCATCGAAGGGGGTTTGCGTGATCACGGACTTGTCGAGGATTTCTGTTGAGCGGTGACGCTTGGAATGCAGGTTCATCAACTGCATGTTCCGCTTGAAGACATCGATGCCTGGGCCGAATGCAAACTCGCTCAGCTTCTTGCGCCAACGACCGAGTTCTTCCGGCAGCTCACCCTTCAAGAACTCAGGCTGGCAAAGGCTCGCGTGAGTCTTAGCGCCCTCGATGAATCCGGGGATACTGCGGTAATACTGGAAGATCAATGGCAGGCATTTCTCACCGATTCCATCGACGCCTTTGATGTTGTCGCTGGAGTCGCCAAGCACTGCTTTGGCCTGGCTGAACAGGATGCCGTTGCGAAAGCCCGTCTTCTCTTGGAAGTTGGAAGCATCGATCAGCTTGCCTCTTTCACGCGGGTCGTACCAAGTGACATCGGCGTTGACGAGCTGCGCCCAATCCAGGTCGCCGCTGACAAGAAGGATCTTCTCACCCGGCTTACGGTTATGAACGAGCGCCGCAGCCAGATCGTCAGCTTCGTCACCCGGCGAGACTTGCTGCACAACGCCCAGCAAAGACAGAGCTTTGCGGATGATTGGCGTCTGCTCGCGATATGCTTCTCGGGAAGCGCGCTTGGCAGGATCGTCGTCCCGCTTGCCCTTGTACTCGGGGTGAATCTCATAACGCCACTTAGCAGGCGTATCCCAAAGAACAACCAGCTCGTCGTAGGAGCTGCCGAACTTCTCGATAGCCGACTTGATCATCTTCAAGGTGAAGAAGATCGCCTGCACCTGACGACCGTTCTGCTTGAGTTCGCGGACGTTGTGCGCTGCGTACCCAATGGAGTTGCCGTCGATGATTATCTTGTTCGCCATACCCTCTCCCCTGGATGAACAAGGGGCTGTCTCCAGCCCCTCGTCTTACTCTGATAACTCACTGTTTAGTGATGCGATTACCCGAGCAATTCTTCCAGTTCGTCCAGGTCATCCAGCTCACCGTCCAGCACGCTTGCGCTGCCAGTCGGAGTAACCGGGTCGAACTCGGCATCATCAATGTCCTCGTCGAGAGCTTTCGCTGCACGCGGAGCTGCCAAAGCAGGTTGAGCGCCTGCGGCCGGCAGAACACCGATGATCGAGCCAACTGCGTTCAGAGCTTTCGTGTTGCCTACAGGGTTTTCCTGAGCAACAAAGTCATCTAGGTTGACCAGATTCGCGAGTACGTCGCGCTTGACCGGGTTGGACTTCGCAGACGGCAGAACGCTGTATTCGGTATCGAGACCAGAGCCTTCGCGCTTGATCTTGATATCAATGCCAGTGTCCAGGTCAGTGATGTCGCCGTACTCAGTAATCAGGTTGCAGATAGCCTGGAAGATGCTCTGCCCCACTTCGAGGACTTGAACTTTGGTCGGCTCAGGTCCAGTCAGATGCAGCACGTTCATCAGGTAACGCTGCGAGCTGCGCGCTTCCTTCAGACGGTCGGTCATCTTGTCGTCGTGGCTGACGGCCAGGCTCTTCGTGATGGCATCACACACTTCGCAGGGCTTTTGGAAGGTCTTGTCTGCGCAGATGTAAATCGCCGCAGGCTTCGAACCAGATTCTTCGGTCTTGATGAAGTGCATGCCCATGTCATGCCAGAACTGACCGTCGCCGTTACCACGCCAGCTCGGCAGGATGCGATACGCATGATTGCCAGGCTGGGGCTTCAGAGTGTTCTGGCGCGACTTTTTAGCCGCCATTTCTTTTTGCTTTTGAGCGATCAGTTCTTGGATGGAAATAGCCATTTTTTCGTCTCTTGAGTTGGAAGTTGCAAAGGTGCGCTATGCGCGGTGTTGCTGTTGGAACCAACTAAGCAGCAAGGTAACTCACTGCTTAGTTATGTTGCATTTTAACGTCTAATCACACGAACTGCTACAGGCATAATCGCTCCCGCTCGAATAGCCACTGCTCGACCAGGAGTTGCTGTCGCAGCTACGGCTGGAGCTGATGCTATCCACAGAATGCACCGGGTTCAGAGGGTGCAGCGGATTCGTCAGCGCATCATCCGGCCGAGCCTGAGAGCGTCGTGACTTGGCTGACACATGACTCGCGGTGCATTTCTGCACTGCGACCGGCTTGACGATCTTGCATTCATACTTGGTGCGAACGCTTTCCAGCTCTTCTCGCAGCCTTTTGTCCCTTCCACGCTCAGACAGAGCAAGAGCGACGACGCTACCGAGCAGCAAGATCGTGCATGCGCCCGATATGCACAGAGCCAGATCGGTGATGCTCGTATTCACGCAACACCTCCGATGATGCGCTTAGCCATCGCACCCGGATGCTCTTTCGTAACGACATTGCCTTGTTGCTGTTGGCGAAGGTCAGCACCGACCTGAATGAGCATGTCGCGACGGTGACGGAAGCTGTCTGCTGCGGACTTGACCATTTCAGCAATCGCCTTCGACTCATGCTTGCGCAGCAGAGCCTTCTGATAGCGGTCGTCCTTGATGA